TGGTGGGTGTGGTCGTCCCCAAGGTGCATGGGCACTCACAGGATTTCCGTTCACAGTAACAGGACTACCATTCACACGTACAGAGGCAACACCGCCGGAGACCACACCCCCTGCGCCATTTGCATCACCATCTCGTTGTACTGCTGGCATGTTATCCCAATATAAGTTTTTTGTCCGGAACTTTAATGCCTGTGGTTGCTTCGATGTATTTCATTTTAACAGCGTCTTCAGCATAGGCATAAAGTGATATGCTGTTGATATTTAGTTGTATTTCCCGCTTGATATCTGCGGTAAACAAACTGGGCACAAGTCCCATACCTTGTGGACCCGGAGCCACGCTCACAGGGTCGCTGATTGTAATCCACTCTGTGCCAGGTTTTTCTACACGGGCAATCAACTCTTCTCCAGAGTTGAGTTTGAAGGTGTACACTTGATTTTGTTCGAATTGCATTTTAAACTTTCTTTATAACGAGTTGATAATTAATCAATTTAACTTCTATATGCTTTTGAAACATGTTTACAAAAGCATCAATAGACATCTTGGGACGATCTAACATATCTGTGGCTACCATCCAAAGATAGTCATCAAAAATCATGTATCCATTCTTTTTTAGCAGTCCAAATGCCATCACAGCATCTGCTAACACTTCGTCTGCGCTGTGACTGCCGTCAACATAGATAAAATCAAATTGCGCATTTTCTGTTATCAACTCAGCCAAGGCATAAAAACTCAAAGTTGGCATGAGTCGAATTGTTTGCTCAGGTGCTTTGGCTAGGTCAGTATTGTGACGGAATACTTGCTCAATTAAGTTTGGTGCAGGCGCTTGGTCATTTCGAAAGGCACTGAGCGGTTCGTTTGCGAACGGATCTATACAAGTGATTGCGCCATCTTCTGTTAGTAAGTTTTCTAACATCCAACAAGTGCTCCGACCTTCGTGACACCCAATCTCTAGTATTGATGCTGGCGGTGAATCCATTTGTTCTTTGGTATATTCAAAATTAATCAGGCCATTTGTAAACCAATCAGCAGTAAAAAATTTATTGGTTTCAAGAGTTGGTATTTTTTCTTTCAACCAGGCCATGGTCATTGATTTGGCATCAACTGAGCCGTTTTCTAAGTTCATTAAACCCTCCTACGAGTTCTTCATCTAAAAATACTTGTGGTAATGTTCGCGCAGTTGGCACAGCGGCCAACAAGTCTTCCTTGTCCCACCCATCCTCGATATTGCGTTCTTCAAATTCAATACCTCTAGATTCCAACAATGCCTTTGCTTGAGTGCAATAAGGGCACTGATTTTTGCTCCATACAATGGCTTTCATTTTATTCTCCTTGTAGTTGTGATGTGTCGTATGTTTTGAAAAAGATATCTTTTTTAACCGGGCCGTAATCACCCGGGCCATGACGCACAATGTAGTCGTTGCCACGAGTGTATTCTAAGTTGCCCCAAGTGGCTTTAATTATACCGTCATGGTCTGCCAGTTTGGCCAGTTTGGTAACGCCGCCTTTTGGTGTGCCAGTGCCATCTCCGTTATCATCATACTTGCTGTGAAAGTTATCTGGATCCATAGGCCAGAATTCTCCTTTAGGACCCGGACCCATAATGTAGTGACCCATCTTATGCGGAACAGGACCTTCTAAAGTTTTAGTAATACCGTCCTGCTTTGCAATAGTATATGGAACAGGAATAGGCTTTTTAAAAGTTTTAAATCCGCCGTCACGAAACCATGCATCTGTAACGCCTTGGTCTTCCATTAAATTAATTAAATTTCTCATAGTTCTGGTAACTCCTCATAATCTATACTGTCGCTCATAATCCCAATCACATAGTTGGTTGATTCATTTTCTTGCAAGGCCGTCTGCTTCTTGCTGGTGTCCACGTGCTTGGTAAACCAAGGAATAGGCGTTGAACGTGGATGCTCTTCAGTGTACTTGATGCCAATTTCTTTGAGTGCATTGAATGCGGTGAAGTCCACAAAGTCTTTGAGAATGTTTGCATTAAGACCAATCACTGGACCTTTGTTGAACAAATAGTCGGCCCAGGCTTTTTCTTCACGAATCACATCCAGATACATTTGGTATACTTCGCCTTCACATTCGGCCTTGACCTCAGCAAATCTTGGATCTTCTTTGATCACCTGATTGATCAACCAACCAGTCCACTCTTTGTGTAGCATTTCATCTTGCAGGATCAACTGAATGATATTGCCATTGCCAATGAAGATACGATTCTCTACCATGGCTAAACTTGTGGCAAATGACACCATGAAGCGGAATGCTTCTAAGGCATAACTTGCATTCAGTGCCATCCAGATGGCCTTGATGTGTTCACGTTCAGGAAACTCTTCCAGCAACTCTTTGCGACAGTTGATCATGTGTAGTCGATCATAGTAATTGCCCACACTGGATGCCATGTCAACGATTTCTTGTGTGTCGTGAATTGTGTTGAACACATCCTTGGGCACATTGTAGATGTTGCGAATGATGTGACTGTAACTACGTGAATGGATATTGGTTTCAAAGAATGTCCAGTTGTAGACCAAGGCTTCCAGTTCAGGAATTGAAACTACAGGTGTAAAAATTTGACTAGGGCCACGGCCTTGCAAACTGTCTAAGGCTGTTTGACGCAAGAGGTTGCTGGTGAAGATATGTTTGACTGTATCTGATGCATCTTTGAAGTCTTGTGCGTCCTTGGTCAAGGAGATTTCTTCTGGAACCCAGAAGAAGCCACGTGCTTCTTGCTCGTACTTGACCAGTTTGTTGTATTTGACTTCTTCAAATCGTTGAATGGTTACCGGACCTGCTGGATCCAAGAACATCTTGCGACTGAGATAATCTGTTTTTGTTTTTAAATTGTATTGTTGTTTGCTCATTTGTGTTTTCCTGATGCAAGTACTATCTTGCAAATATGTTCTAATCTCTCTATGTGCTCATAGGCACGCCATGGTGTGACATCGATAGCCACAACTCCATGTCCTTTGATACCCACTATGTCGTAGGCAATATTGCCTGCTGGGTCTAGTCCCAGATTACGATGACAAGCATCAGCAAGTTCTTGACTGATAGGTGCTACGTCTCCCACATTCGGTGCCACTCGTGTATAACGATTGAGTTCTGGAAATGCATTGCTGACAGTGCTAAGGTCAATGCCGGCATGCATGGCCGCAATGCAATAGGTTGGATGCACATGAACTACTACCCTAACGTCATTACTGTGCTGACCCATTTCCTTCTGTAATCCAAAATGCAGAGGTATCTCTCCACTGGGTTTTAAGTTAGAACTGATGTCGGTATAGACTTCTTCTTGCCAATGTAGACTACTTACAATCTTAATCTTTTTGAACTGGTCCGGTTGCATGGTCTGCTTACGCACACCACTCGGAGTAATGTAAAAATGGTCACGGTCGTGATGACGTATAGAAATATTGCCATCTCTACTGGTTATCCAGTTGCGTTTGTACGCATCTACTAATATATCACAACAGGTTTCTAACATGTTAATCGTTCCAATGTCTCAATACACCTGCTATAATAAACAGATTGGTTAGTATATAGCACAACACAATTGCTGTGCGTATATAAGCAATAAGATCTGACTCAGAGTTTGTATCGCCTGCTTTGTTACCTAATGCTTTTGCCCAGAGCCGCCATATTTTATTTTTTGGTAAAAACATAAATACCTTCCCATTTTTCTCTACCTTGTTTTTTATTGTTACCAACGCCAGGTCTGGTGTTCAACATCATTTTTATGATGCCTTGATGTTGGAACCCCATCTGCTCCGCAGTATCAATCCATCTATCAACTACAAAATATTCTTTGTTGCCATAACTTTTGTAGTCGGCAATGTTGGTGGCAAACACACCATCTGAATTTAATCCTTTGTGTATATTTCTCATGGTAGGTACTGCATACAATTCAAACCAATGTGGTACACCTTACCATGCATTGTGTAGGCTCATCACAATACTTTTCCAAATTAAAATACGGAGGACTTGAAAATGCAAGGTCAACATCTATGGGTTCAAAATTTTCACTTGTGTCACAGTTCAATGTTGCTTTACGACCGTATGCTTCAGTGATCAGACTAGCAAGGTATTGCAAGTTAGCGAATGTTTCTGTGTTGGGATCTATGCCTGTGTAACAGTAACCCATTTTGCTACTGGTAATACCTAGCATGCGACCACCATAGCCTGCAGAATAATCATACACATTACCCCACATCACTGGACACAGATGTTCCACAATAGATCTGGCGTTTTGTGATTTGAAGTTTTGTACATTTTCACCAGTGACCAATTCAAGCGCCCGGCGCATGGCTGTGGGGTAAACTAACTTGTCACCTTCTCTAAATTCAAAACAAATACGTATGGCTCTTTTTAATTTGGCATCATCTAAAAATCTATCTCTTAAACTATTACTGCCTCGACCCTTGGGTTCTGCAGTCATCATGTTTGGAAACAAAAATCTATTAATGGTTTGTCCTTGATTATTACCTAGCCCCAACGTACTATTGTCTACTGAATTAACTTTTTTATCTCGAAAAAGTCTTAATTCTTTTATTAAGCCCGGTTCTGTAAAGTAATCTATGGGCACAAGATTTACAGACCTATATAGATCTTTAATTTTTTCAATTGTGCCTGCAGGATCTTTTTGATAAACATCTTTAGTGTATAAATCAAAT